ACTCGTTATCATAATGGTCTTGAAGATGGAATAAAAGGTTCTTCAATGTTTACCGATGCTGTTCGCTATATGACCAATTCTCGAGGTGAAATGATAACTGTTGCTGATATTCCTAATATAAACGAATATGTAAAGCCATTAGATATACAAGATTTTATTGAAGCTACTGAAAATAAATATCCTGGTATTTATAGTGTTTTTAAATATTACTTAGAAAGAGATTATAAAATATATTCTGAAATAGGTGCATTTCTTATAGACTTTCTTGTTTCTGGTTGTATTGATGTTCTTTGTTTAAGAGAAGACCAATTTGTTATAGGTGATTGGAAAACTAATCGTGGAGGTCTTAGATTTCAAGCAGGTTATTATAAAAAAGATAAGTCTGTAAAACCTTACCAAGAAACAAAAACATTTGTACACAAGAATGAATTTCTTAAACCGCCTGTTTCTCATTTGGAAAATTGTAATGGAAATATTTATAATCTTCAACTTTCTCAATATGCTTTCTATGTAGAATATATTCTAAATATACCTTGTGCTGGATTATGGCTTTGTCATATAGATAGAGATTTTATTTTAAATCAATATGGTATGCCTCGTAGATTTCCTGATGGTCTTTATCATGTTAAACAAAATCCTGAACCTAAGACTACTTTTTACAAAATGAAATATCTTCGTGATGAAATTTGTGCGATTCTTAAGGACCGTTATCTTGAAGTTCAAGCTGGAGCTCCTGTTAAAAGTTTATTTAATGAAGAAGATTAGTATTATATTATTAGCATTTTGCCTATTAAGTTCTTGTAAATTTGCTAACCCCCGTAAAGAGAATATTGCACCTATTGGTTATGATGTTCTCTATTATGAGGCAAGAGATAGCATCATTTCCCTTACGGGGGATATGGAAGAGCTTCGTGATTCTATTATTCGTCTTAATATTGATAAAACTGATTTAGAAAACAATGTATATTTTCTTAAACAAGAAAATAATGCTTTAAAAGATAGTGTTAATATTTATAAAGAAGATGCACTTGTTTATAAATATAAAATAGAAAGAATTAAAGCTTATGATAAAATAGTTAGAAATAATAGTTCTCAATCTAAGTTTTTTCTTGGTTGGGTTCGTAGAGTTTTAGAAGATTAAACAATAAAAACATTTATTATGGGTATGACTTTTGGTAATGCATTTGAAGAATGTACAAAGAATAGAAAGATTATTTGTAGAAAAACTAATATTAAATATGTAATTTTCTGCCAAATACCAGCAATTATAAATGAAGATGTTATACCTAAGATGACATCTCTTAGTTATGCTGCAAAAGATATTATTCTTGCTACTTGTAAAAGAATTAGTTATCACAATCAAATGCTTAAAATAAATCTTAATACAGGAGAAGCTGAACAATATATGCCTACTGCTGATGATTTATTTGCTAATGATTGGGAAATTGTTGAAGGAAATATTTTAGAAGAAATTAAAACCCGATTTAAAAAATAAATTATGGCTAACTTTGACATAGCTTTCAGACGCACTATTAGTGCTGAAGGAGGTTATGTGAACGACCCAGATGATAAAGGTGGTGAAACCTATATGGGTATAAGTCGTAAAGCACATCCTACTTCAAGTATTTGGTATTATATAGACAAAGTTGATAAAAAAGGAAAGTCTAATAAACAAATTACAGCTATATTAAAAAATAATAATTGGCTTACTCACGAGATTAAAAAGATATATAAGAAAGATTATTGGGATAAATTTGAACTTGATGAATGTAATTCCCAAAAATTTTCAAATGAAATATTTGATGACGCTGTAAATCGTGGTGTAGGTATGGCCGCCTATATAGCTTATATTGTATTAGATATGCCTCCTCGAAAACAAGTTACTAAAGATTTATTATGGAGATTAAAAAATCTATATTAATAGTAACAATACTTTATTTATTAAGTATTATTGCTATAAGCATTGTATATAAAGTAAAATATAAAAAACTTAATAATGATTATAGCAAAGTTATAACTGAACTTGAATATTATCATAATATTGATACTAATGCTATTAATAAAATTGATTCTATAGAATATAATATAAGACAAAAAGATAGTATTATATATAACATTAAAACAGAATTTATAAATGAAATCGAAATTATTAAAGCTAATAATGATATTGACGCTCTTGCTCAGTTCAAAGAGCTTGTGGAGTCAGAATAAAGAAAGTGCTGATAGTCTTGTTGTAGTTCCTTTAGAACTTATACAACAAGCAAATATTAAACTTGCAGAAGGAAAATACTATAAAGAAATATCTGAAAAACAATATGAATTGATATTTGATTTAGAAGAACTAAACTATACTAAAACTGAACAAATAAAAAGTCTTGCTAATGATAATTATACTCTTGTTACTAAAAATAAGAAATACGAAGAAATTAATAAATCTTTAGAAAAAAGTTTAGCAAGACAAAAGACTTATAATTATATTCTTTGTGGAATATCAACAGCAACAGTTGTAGCTTTAGTAGTTAAATTTGTAGTAAAATGACAACCGGTTATCCATTTCTTGATTATATTCTTGAAGATAAATCGAGATATAAGAAAGCTTCAGAAGCTGGTTATGTTGACCCTTATGATTTATTTTTAATTGGAGATAGTGGTGGTTTTCTTATGAATATTAATCCTCAAATTAAGTTTGTAAATACACATTTATTTACTGAAATGGCGGATTATTATCGTGAGAATAACGAATACACAAGTTTTAAACCTAATAGTATTGCTCATACTAAACTTCGTAAAAGAGAGCAATATCGTAGGAAACACGGATTTGATGCACCTTGTCTTTTGTATCCTGATGGTACAATTCATATGTGTCATATAACAGGTTCTCATTATAATTTCTTGAATTATACAAGAATGGAACGACTTGATGAGAGTTCTATTATTCAAGGTAATAAGAATGTTGCAACTAAACATTTTGATTTTCCTAAGTTTATAGATGCTCAATATTGGACATTTCATGTAATGGAATTTGTTAAGAATAACGGTTTCCATCTTATAATAGATAAAACCCGTCGTGGTGGTTTCTCTTATATTATGGCTTCCGATTCTGCAAATACTGTTAATTGTAATTCAAGAAAAGTTGTTATTCATGTAGCTGCTGATAGCAAATATCTTACAGACCGTGGTGGTCTTACTGACTTTGCTATTTCTGATATTCGTTTTTATGAAGAAAAATCACCATTTGTTCGTGGTATTCTTTCTACAACTAAAGAAGATTTCAGATTAGGTTATAAACTTCGTAATGGAGTTGAAGCTGATAATTCTTGGAAATCAGCATTACTTTCTGTTTCTGCTCATAATAATCCGGATTGTGCCATCGGTAAAGATGCAGTTGTTGTTAAAGTTGAAGAGCTTTCCACTATGGAAAACTTTGATGACTTTATGAATGTTACTGAACCTGCAATGAGAACTGGTTCCTTTGTTACTGGTACTCTTATGGCTTGGGGAACTGCTACTTCTGGTAATATGCAAGTATTTGAGCAAAACTTTTATAATCCTCTTGCATTTCACTTTATGCCTTTTGAAAATGTTTGGGATAGGGATGCTCGTTCAGAAGTTTGTGGATTCTTTAAACCTTATTGTTGGGGACTTGAAGGTTTATATCAGGGTGTTCCTGGTATGGACAAAGACGGTAATAGTAATTTAAGTGTTGGATTACAAATTGCAAAACAAGAAAGATTAGATAAGAAATCAAGTTCTAAATCTTATGCTGATTATATTAATTATCTTGGTCAATATGCTTTAATGCCGTCTGAGTCTTTTAGTAGTGCTTCTGAAAATATTTTCAGTTCTGAAGAATTAACTGCTTGGGAAGATAGACTTCGTATTGATTCTGATTTAAGATTTTATACTGATGGAATGTTTGACGAATCTAAGGGTAAACTTGAGTTTATTTCTAATGCTCGTTTAGCTGCTGAAGGAAAGACTGTTTACGATTGGATACAAGGTGTTCCCCGTAGAGGAAATGAAGACCCTCACGGTTGTGTTCGTATTTGGTTTTTTCCTGAATATATAGAAAGGATTGCACCAGATGGTAAAGTTAAAGAAATACCTGAAGGTCTTTATAGTATAACTTATGACCCTGTTGGTGTAGATAAAGAAAAGAATGAAATCACGAATAAGCACTCTCATAACAGTATATCTGTTTGGATGAATCCTCATGCAATCAATGGATTTAAATCTAAAAAAGTTGCAGCTTATTATGGTCGTCCGGATAGACTTGAAGAAGCCGATATGATTTGCTATCAACTTGCAAGGTTCTATAATTGTAAAGGAACTACAAATGTTGAAATAAACCGAGGTGAAACTGTTAGTAACTTTAAAAAATGGGGTGCTACAAGTTATCTTGCATTTGAACC